TAAAAATAATTAAAAAAGATATTTTAGAAGGTAGAGATGTTCATAGGCAAACTGCATCAATTATCAACCAATGCAATGAAGGAGATGTAACTAAACAAATGCGACAGGAAGCGAAAAAATATACTTTTGCTCCTCTCTACGGTGGTCAAGGTGCAGGTGAACCACCACATATTGCAACCTATTTCCAGGAGTATTTTAAAATTTATGAACGATTAGGAGTTTGGCACGAAGAGTTACAGACTGAAGCTATTAAGTTTGGTAATGTAACTACTCCGTCTGGAAGAGAATTTTTCTTTCCAGACACTGTTCGATTACCAAATGGTGGATCTTCCAATGCCACTAATATTAAAAATTATCCGGTGCAATCATTTGCAACCGCAGACATCGTTCCGTTAGCAGTTCATCGAATGAATTCAGTTTTAGATAAGATGAATTCTCTCGTTATTATAACTGTACATGATTCTATTGTGATTGATGTGTACCCTGGAGAATTAGACAAAGTAATCAAACTTTTAGTTTTTTCAATGACAGATCTTCCAGAAGAATTTTCAGTTCGCTTTAACTATTTTATATCTATTCCTCTAGAAATAGAAATACAGGTTGGAGATAATTGGATGGAAATGGAAGAAATTTCTATACCAGAAACAGTTTAAATATAGGTTATTATGCCAGAAAAATTAAGTACTGATCAGATTACAGATTTGTCCGTTCCTGCTGAGATGTTAGAAGAAACTCTTAAAACATTGGGAGCAGGTACAAAAAATATTGAGAGATTACCCAATCTTAAAGTTCAGCTAGCTAAAAAAGATGATCAAAATCGTAGAGTGCCAGAAGGACATTTCTTTTTGAAGCATCCGCAAATTGAACCTGCATATGCTCCAAAAGTAACATTTAGACCTTTATCAATGCTTTATCAATGGATTGACTACGATCAAGAAACTAATTCTGTAAAAAATAAAACTATTTTAGTTCCTAATTTTCAAGAAGAACCTAGAGATCAGCTTGGAACTATTCGATGTGGTAAACCTTCTTCTAAAATTTTTAGAGATTTACCTAAATATGAACAGAAAAAGTATAGCACTATTCGATGTTTCAGACAGTTGAGAGGTGTAGTCTCATTTACTGGTACTACTGCAGATAAGGAAAAGGTTCAGTTTGATAAAGAGCCTTGTATCCTTTTATTGAAAGGAAGTAATTTTATTCCATTTGATAACCAAGTAGTAAACACACTCCCAGCTAGTAGACTCTTCCATGAGTTTAATGTCACTTTAGAAGCAGAAGAAATGATCAATGGGGCAGTAACCTATTATGTTATTAAATTTATACCTGACTACGCCAAACCTTTAGTTTTTGACCCAGAAACAGTCAAAACTATGACTATGTTCAAGGATATGATCCAAATGGAAAATGTTTCTATTGAAACGCAACATCAGAATAATCTGGCCAATAATCAAGGAAAACAGTATGGAACGAAAATTGATAAAGAAGAACAGATACTTACTGCGAAAATTATAAATCCTCGTCATGAGACTGAAGAGGATTATGATGATGATTCATTAGATGATGATTTTGATAATTAATTTTATTACTAATAATACATAAATGAGCCAGCAGAAGCGCAGAAGCATCTTTCCTAAAACTTTTTTAACTAATGAGACTAAAAGAGATTTAGCTAAAGTAAGAGAATCTTGTGATCTGCTGGCACAAAAAAACAGTCCATTCTTAGAAAAAGAATCTTCAGACTTGTCTGAAATTGAAAAAGATAGTGAATATTATGAAGCTATAAAAAGTTATATAGAAAAAGGAGGAACGATAAAAAAATATAAACCTGTAGTACAAGATATTGAACTAGAGCAAAATGTAGCAGATGAAAAAGATATAAAAGACATAAAAAATTTTAAATTAGAATTTCAAAAACTAGAATAGTCAGTATGATTTCGCTTCTAGAAGTAAAAATAAAAAATGTGTTAGAAAAGTTGTCCAATAGTAAATATGAGGAAGTAGCATCAGAAGAAAAAATAGATAAGCTAATTAATGAAGCATGTTCTGAATTTAAACTTGTACTTGAAAAACAATTTAAAAGAAAAAATGAAAAGTTCAGACTACGTTCGTCCAATATCGGAAAACCTACCTGTCAGTTACAGCTAGAGAAGAAAGAATTACAAGAAGAAGAGATAAATCCATATCCGTATAACCATTTTACTAGGATGGTGTTAGGTGATCTGTCTGAAATTATTGTTAATTTTATTATAAAACTTACTGACATAAAAATTACTGGAGCAAAAAACAAAATAAAATGGGATTTATTTAGTGATAATAATAAATACCCTGTCATTGAGGGAGAAGATGATATTGAATTGGAAGGTAGAGTCTATGATATAAAATCCTCAAGCCCTTGGGCTTATGAAAATAAATGGATGAAAGGATTTTCTGGAGTTGCAAATACTGATAATTTCGGATATGTTGACCAACTTCTTTCCTATTCTCTATCTCAAAATAAAAAACCTGGAGGTTGGATCGTATTAAATCTACAGGAGAAATAACTGTTGTTGAATTTTCTATGTTAGAAACTGAGCAAAAACAGGAAGTTGAAAAAATCAAAGGAACTATAAAGTTTATTACAGAGAATCATCCTTTCAAGAAATGTTTTGAGGAGCAGAATGAGTATTTCTACAAAAAACCTACGGGTAATAAAAAGCTACCTATGACTTGTAGTTTTTGTAATTTTATACGCCACTGCTGGCCTAATGCTCAGTATCTTCCTCAAGCTAAATCAAAAGCTCAAAATCCAAAAATGATTTGGTATACTAAGTATACTGAAGAAGATGAATAGGAGCAGGGATGATTTATGACTATAAAAAATTTAGGGGGATACAACATGGGTATAGAAGTGGACTAGAAGATAAAATTGCTCAACAATTAAAAAAAGCTAATATATCAGTTGAGTATGAAACTCTTTCTATAAAATACACGGTTCCTGCAGTTCTTAGAACTTACACTCCAGACTTTTTCCTACCTAACGGTATCGTAATAGAAAGCAAAGGAAGATTTACTGCTGAAGATCGAAAAAAACATCTTCTTATCAAAAAACTATTTCCAGAACTAGACCTGAGATTTGTATTTTATAATTCAAGATCTACTTTAAGAAAGGGTAGTTCCACTACCTATGCGGATTGGTGTGAAAAAAATAGTTTTTTATACTGTGACAAGTATATAAATGAAAATTGGTTGAGCGAAAAAATTAATTTAAATTCGTTTAACTTAGCAATGAATTTTTTAAAAACAAAAAAGCCAGTGAAAGGCAAAAAGAAATAATGTTTTGTAATGATATAAAAATGGATTTCAGCAGAGACTGTTTATTCGATGAATTAGGATTATCAAGATTATCTGAATCTTATATGCTTCCTACTGAAGAATCTCCTCAAGAAAGACTTGCTTATGTTTCTGCCAAGTTTAGTTCTAATCGTAAACATGCACAGAGACTCTACGATTACGCTTCAAAACATTGGCTTTCCTATTCCACTCCTATACTCAGTAGCGGAAGATCTAGCAGAGGACTACCAATTTCCTGTTTTTTATCATATTTAGAAGACACAGCAGAGGGACTAGTAGATACTCTGAGTGAAGTGAATTGGCTAAGTATGCTGGGAGGAGGGGTAGGGATACACGTTAAAATTAGAGAAGTAGATGAAAAAAGTACTGGAGTAATGCCTCATCTAAAAGTGTATGATGCTTCTTCTTTAGCGTACAGACAGGGAAGAACTAGAAGAGGCAGTTACGCAGCATTTTTAGATATAAATCATCCAGACATTCTACAATTTTTAGAGATGAGAAAATTTACTGGAGATCAAAATTACCGAACACATAATCTGCATCATGGAGTAAATATTTCCAATAATTTCATGGAACTTATTCTTAAATGCATGAAGGAAAAAGACTGTGATGATTCTTGGGAACTAATTTCTCCGAACACTGGAGATGTGGTAGAGACTATATCTGCTAAATATCTGTGGATGAAAATTCTAGAAACTAGAATGGAGACTGGAGAACCTTTTTTAATTTTTTTAGACACTGCAAACAATAAACTACCCTATTGGCTAAAAGAGAAAGAGTTAAAAATTAATGGAAGTAATTTATGTACTGAGATATTCCTGCCTACTTCCTCAGAGAGAACTGCAGTCTGTTGTTTATCTAGCTTAAATTTAGAATATTTCGATGATTGGAAAAATAATCCAGATTTTATTCTAGATATAATGGAAATGCTTGATAACGTAATAGATTATTTTATAGAAAATTCTCCTGTTGAGGTAAGTAGAGCAGCTTTTTCTGCTATGAGAGAAAGGTCTATTGGATTAGGAGCATTAGGATTTCATGCTTACCTACAGAAAAATCTAATACCATTTGAAGGTATTGCTGCAGTATCTATAAATAGAAAAATTTTTAAACATATTCATAGTGCATGTATTGAGGCAGATGAGATATTAGCTAATAGCAGAGGAGCCTGCCCAGATGCTGCTGATGCTAAAGTTCATCGTAGATTTTCACATCATATGGCTATTGCACCCAACGCTTCTAGCTCTTTAATTATGGGAAATACTTCACCTTCTGTAGAACCGTATAGAGCTAACGTTTACAGACAGGATACTCTCAGTGGAGCACATATACAGAAAAATAAGTTCTTAGAAAAATGGTTGGTAGAAAATAATTTAAATACTGAAAAGATTTGGAGCAGCATCATTTCTAACTCAGGATCAGTTCAACATCTTGATATTCCTAGAAATATTAAAGAAATATTTAAAACTGCAAATGAAATAAATCAAAAATGGGTAATTGAGTTAGCCAGTAATAGACAGGATTATATAGATCAAGGTCAATCTATAAATTTATTTTTTGATCCTAATGTGGATGTTCAGC